CTCCAAATTCAATTGATTTTTTAACAGCAGACGAAGTGTTTAGATTAGTTTCAAATAACACAACAGTAAGGGATCAAGTTGCGGCAGGTATCTACTATAAAGATATAGGTTCAAGAAAAGGTTTATCAGTTGCACAAAGCGATGTAGAATTTAACACACAAACCGACTCTGTAAAAACTGTTTACAGAACAAAGGTAACTACTGACATAAGAAAACTTGTTAACAAAGGTTATATAAAAGTTGGCAGGGATAATCAAAATGTTACAGTTGCAACAGAGAAAGCGAGTATTACAACATAATGGCTGATTTTTACACAAATTTACCCCCAAAAGATCAAGACTCTTTACAGAAGACTATCGATACACTTAAGGACGGAACATACGTTGAGCCTTTTGAAATGAATCAAAATGACTACGATGCCGCGATTGCGTTTTTTGTTAAAAGAGGTTTTACTAGAGTATCTGCAGAATCTACTGCGTACATCATTTTGCAACAAGCAAAAATTGACGAAGTATCTGTTGGAGAAATATTAGATAAATTGACCTATGCCTCTCCGGCACAGTTGTCAGAATTAATAACCATTGTGTTAAATGAAAACAGACACAAAACTAGTAAGTTGGGAGTAAGAAGTAATAGAACTTCGAACGAGGTTGTGTCTAGAAACGTACTAGACTAATGAATCCAAGATTACCTAAATTTGCAAAGGGAAAGTTTAATCCAAAATTTCCAGAAAAATATATTGGATTAAAAACGCCAACTTACAGATCAAGTTGGGAACAAGCATTCATGCGTTTATGTGACGAACATCCTAACGTTGCCAAATGGGCAAGTGAAAGTATCAAGATACCATACAGACATCCTTTCACAGGAAAATATACTGTGTACGTACCAGACTTTTTTGTTGTGTATCAAGATAAGTTGGGAAAGAAACACGCAGAGTTAATTGAAGTTAAACCTAAAAGTCAAATCTCTATGGAAGCCGCAGGCAGAAGTTTAGGCAAAAGAAAACAAGTAGCAATAAATCAATGCAAGTGGGAGGCGGCCAACGCATATTGTAAACAACAAAAAATACGTTTTAGAGTAATATCAGAAGACCAATTATTTCACTCAGGATCGCGTAAGTAGTAGTATGACAAAGAAATTAGAAGACATTTTAAATTTACCAAATGTCAAAGAAGCATTTGCACAGGTAGACAAAAAAGAAAAAGACAAAGCAAATGGTAAACCTGCACAAAAAAATGTTGATCCACAAACACAAAAAGCATTGGAAAAAACATATGCAGAATTTGACAAGATTGCGGCCGCTTTACCACAAGTAAAAGGTCTAGGAGAATTGTCAGATTTAGAACTTGATAAATTGTCTGTTGAAGCGGAAGAATCCTACAAAAACCTAATGGATTTGGGCATGAATGTAGACTCTAGATATTCTGGTAGAATATTTGAGGTTGCAAGTACAATGTTAAGAAATGCCATTGATGCTAAATCAAACAAGATTGATAAAAAATTAAAAATGGTAGAACTTCAACTTAAAAAACAAAAAATAGATCAAACCAATAACGACGGACCAGCCATGGAAGAACAGGATGGTTTTGTTGTCACAGACAGAAATGAACTCATGAAAAAACTCTTGCGTACTGAAGAAAAAGATAGTACAATTAAAAAAAGCAAGGAGTAAATTTATGACAGAATTCACCCACGGTATACAGGGTGCTTTTAAGAAACTGGTTTCCGGTTCAAGCATCATGTTAGCATTAATATACACACTAGGACATATAGTAATTGCTATGACAGTTGTTAGTGTGCTTACTGGAGCAAGTTTATGGGAGGCTGGTGCAGTTGCATTGATCGAACCTTCTATAAATGGAGTTTGGTTCTACGTACTTCATTCTATCTGGAAAAAAAATTACGTTAAATGAGTAAAAAATACGTAAATGAGATTCCCAAACTACCGGATGATCATCACCTTGCGGTTACGCATGAGTGCTACAATTACCCTAGTTGGTTGGATTATTTAGATTCAAAAAGCAACTACCATTTTGACAAATGGCGAGATGATTCAAACTATCCTGGTATAGATGACAAACTTAAATTTAGATGGAAAACAGATATAACAAAAGAAATTTTTCCGTTTGTTAGAGAAAAATCTCGGAATATGCACCCTAACGATATTGGAGTATTGTATGGGGCATGGTGGCTACATGAACAAGAAGTGCGAGGTATGGATCATGTTGGTTTCAAGGAAGTAGTTAAACCTGAAAAACATCCTACTTTATGTAAAATTGTTGATTGGTTTGAGTGGGCAGACGAACCGCAACCAATTATAATGGAAAAAAACGTGGGTAATTTTGAAACATATCACGTGGATACAATGGACGGACATCCTAGCGGATATGGAGTCAAAGAACTTGCAAGGATTATAATACATTTACAGGATTGGGAGCCAGGACAACTGCTACAATGGGGGAATAGAGTGATAACACAATGGAAAGCAGGTGATACAATAGCATACGACAAAAACGTACCTCACGGAACCGCTAATTGCAGTAGGTATAGACGCTATTCTTTACGTATAACAGGTGCTCCTAGCAAACACACATTAGAGAAAATACAGCAAGGCGGCGTAATCAACATAGACTAATAAGTGATTCAAAAGACTAAATAATACTAATATGAGCACGTTTAAAGAGTATTTTACAGAATCAGTTAAGTCATATGACTACAAAATAAAGATAGCAGGTGAACCTAAGGATATAGATGCTAATAGGTTAGAAACTGCGTTGCAGAAATTTGAAGTAGCAAAAATGTCTGCAGGTAAGAAAACTCCAATCCAAAGTATGCCTTTAGACTTTCCTGCATTGTCAAATGAGGCTGTAACAATTTTTGACGTTAGCACGAACTATCCAGCATCTGTAAGAGAAATGAAAGAGTACATAGCAGATTACATGAACATTTCTCCAGCACACGTTGTAGTGAGAAAACCTGGTGAACCAACAGAGGAATATCAGGATCAAATGCAAGTTGCAAAAAATTCAGAATACAAAAACAAATTACTTGACTTAGAATACAAGGACGCACCTAAAGTAAAAGGCGAAGAATTCCACTCTACAAAAGCAAACATGAGTTTGCTTAAAGAATTACTAAAAGATAAAGAAAAAAACGATCATCCAAAAGAAAAAGAAAATATTCAAAGCAAAGAAGATGCTCCGGCAGAATCACCTTTGACAAAATCAACTAATCCTCATCCTGATCCAAAAAGGAAATAATTATGGAAATGATCGACGTTTTAAAAAAACTACAAGAAATTGCAAACAAAAGTCCTGAAGTTGAAAAAGCAATCAGATCAGTAGAAGCAACTAATCCGGTTACGGAAAGACCTTTATCACAAGGTGAAGAAAACAAAAAAGAAAAAATTGTTAAGTCTATGAAAAAAGACAAAGAAGGCTTTGAGAAACGATATGGAGATGATGCCAAAGCAGTAATGTATGCAACTGCAACAAAAATGGCTAAAAAAGAAGACGAAACTAACGAAGGCGGAATGAGTGACATACACATTGGTGCCCAAGAAGTTGTTGGTCAATATATCAACGATGACGGCGATTTAGATATGCCAAAAGATCAAGTGTTAAAAGCAATGAACATGGAAAAAGCAAAAGCACCTTTTCCTAGATCATATGAAATAGAAACTGCCATGCAAATGATACAAGACGAATTTGATGACAATGGTGCTAGAAAACCTGATATGGAGCCTGCAATGGACTCAGAACAACCTGCAGACGAGGGTAACGAGTTCGCTCAAGCGGTACAAAAAGCAAAAGCGGCTGGTATGAAGGCAGGAGATAAATTTAAAGTTGGAGATCAGGAGTACACATTAAAAGATTCTGATTTTGAACAGGTAAATACAAACACTATGGAAACAAAAGATAAAAAAGAGATTAAAGAAGCAATCCAAATTAAAACTGATTCTCCTGAAGAAGCAGGAATGATGATGCAAATTTTAAAATTAGCAGGTATCCAACCAATGGGTGCTGAAATGCCAAGTATGGAACCAAAACCAGGTTCAGAAATGGATCCAGGCGAATTGAATAAACAAATGGATGCACCAGAAACCGATGGTGACGAAATGGCAATGTACAGAAACATGGTTACAAAACCAGACGAAGAAAAACAAGACGAAACTTTTGACAACGAACCTAATGAAAAAGTTCAAGACGTTGATACTTTGGTAAATGTACACTCAGGTGGTGCTAACAAACAAAAGCAACAAGTAAGAAAAGAATATCCAGGCGATAATCCACTTGCAGTTGAAGATAAAATTTCAGAAGAAGAATTATCTAATTCATTAAGAACACAATACGAAGACTTTAAAAAAACATATCAAGCAGAGGCAAAAAAAGCAAAGCCTGACTTTTTAGATATGGACAAAGACGGCAATAAAAAAGAACCAATGAAAAAAGCCGTTAAAGACAAAGAAGCAAAATAAGTCTTTAATACCCCTCAAAATCAATTAAATACTTTACTATGGCGTATGTAAGTTTAGATTCGCAACAGATTAAAAAAGCGAACAAAAAGCACAAATACACTAAAGAACAAGTTTTACAACTTGAAAAGTGTATGCACGAAAAAACTGGACCTTTGTTCTTCATGGAAAACTTCATGAGGATACAACATCCTACAAAAGGTGAGATGCCTTTCAAGCCTTACCCATATCAAAAAAGATTGATAGAAGCATACAACGACCATAGATTTTCTATTTCAATGTTACCAAGACAAACAGGAAAAACTACCTGTGCATCAGGATACCTAATATGGTATGCTATGTTTAAACCAGATTCACAAATACTAATCGCGGCACACAAATACGCAGGTGCATCGGACATTATGTCAAGGGTGCGTTATGCTTACGAAATGTTGCCTGGTTGGATTAAAGCAGGTGTTACACAATACAATAGAAACTCAATAGAATTTGATAATGGTTCTAAAATAATGGCAACCACTACAACTGAAAACACTGGACGGGGTATGTCCTTAACAATGATATATTGTGATGAGTTTGCATTTGTGCAACCACCTGAAAAAGCATCTGAGTTTTGGACTTCACTATCTCCTACTTTGTCAACTGGAGGTAAATGCTTAATTACTTCAACACCAAACAGTGACGAAGACCAATTTGCGTTAATCTGGAAAGAAGCAAATAAAAGATTCGACGAGTATGGCAATGACAAAATTGTAGGTACAAACGGTTTCTATGCTATGAAGGCTCATTGGAGCGAACATCCAGACAGAGATGATTCATGGGCAGACCAAGAAAGATCCAGAATAGGTGAAGAAAGATTTAGAAGGGAACACGAATGTGAATTCTTAATCTTTGACGAAACATTAATTAACAGTGTAACTTTAGCAGAGATGGAAGGTACATCTCCTGTGGAAACAACAGGACAAGTAAGATGGTTCAAACGTCCTGTGCCGGGAATGACATATCTAACAAGTCTCGATCCTAGTATGGGAACAGGCGGAGATTTCGCGGCCATACAAGTATTCGAGTTACCGTCATTTGAACAAGTTGCAGAATGGCAACACAACATGACACCAATGAATCAACAGGTAAGAGTTTTACAAAGTATCAACAAGCACATACACGATTCGATAATGGAAAAAGATTCAACCGCAACACCACAAGTATTTTATAGTATGGAAAATAACACAATAGGTGAAGCCGCTCTTATGAGAGTGATGGATATTGGCGAAGAAAATATTGTTGGTATGTTTTTAAGTGAACCTATAAGAAAAGGACACAGACGTAAGTTTAGAAGAGGCTTTAACACCACGGCAAAACACAAAATCGACGCTTGTACGAAATTTAAAGAACTTGTCGAAAGTGGGAAAATGAGGATCAATTCTAAATTATTAATATCAGAGTTAAAGGACTTCGTTGCAACGGGCATGAGTTATAAAGCAAAACCAGGACAACACGACGATCTAGTAAGTTCTTGTTTATTGATGACTAGAATGATGAAAGTATTAGCGGATTTTGACCCTAAAATATTCGAAAAATGGACAGATAGATCCAGCGAATTAACCACACCAATGCCTATATTTGCAAACCTATACGGATAATAAATACATACATGAACCCTAAAATATCACAAGATTTGTTTAACAAAATACGTTCACAGTTTGCTAACATTACGATAGGTAATGAAAGCGGTGAACCTACTGCTGATCCAAAAGAAGCAGTATTTTTTGACTTTGAATTTAAAGAAGACTCCGATACATTTGGTAGAATATCTGTATCACTAGCAGATTCCGAAAGTATGAAAGTTTATTACAATAGAAATTTAGTAGACAAAATAGACGAGAATAGCAGAGACGAGTGGTATGCATTTCTAAAGGAACTAAAAGACTTTGCTGTGGAACACAGTTTAAGATTTGACGTCAGAGATATTACTAAATCGAACCTAACGAAGCAAGATTATAAGAACCTTGCAGATACGAACACAACGGTAAATACTGATGAAATGTCAGAAGAATTAAACAGACTCACTAAATTATCAGGAATAGAAGAAGTGTCCGATATGGGTATGAACAAGTACGGATTAGCGGCCAAAAACATAGGTGGCAAATTTTACTCTTACAGACATGGCAAATTGACTGGTACATTTGATAATATGCAAGACTTACAAAAACATCAAGCAGAATTAATTAAAGACGAATCCATGAATGAAGGTTTAACAGGTACTAGAAAAAGTTCATATGAAAATTTAGACAAAACAAGATTAATTATTAGACACTCTGGTCCAATTGACGAAGAAGTACCGGGTGCAAGATCAAGACATATCAACGCATTATACATCGAAAACGAAGATGGCGAAAGATTTAAGTATCCAATTACACATCTAGCAGGTGCTAGAGCAATGACAAGACACGTTGCAAACGGTGGAAGACCACACGATGACTTTGGTCAACACATTATAAACACATCTGAAGATATAGCAAAATTAAATTCATTTGCAAGATACGTATCACACAAAGATCAATTGAACGACAACGCAGGTGATATAATAGAGCAAACAAAATTAACTCTTGAAAATTTAAGAACATACATGAAGAACATATCTAAACAAGCACACTATGACGAAGCAAGTAAAAATTTTAAATCTGCAGACGAAGTTGTGCTAGATGATGAGACAGCAAACACTTACAAAGAAAAATTTACTCTTAAAAATTTAGATTCAAGAGTTGAAGAAGCATTACCATTAATTCACAGAATAATGAGTGAATACAAACCAGACGAACCAACTGATAAAGATGCAGTTGTTGAACCACCAGTTGATCACGGTGCTGTTGTACAAAGTTTTTTAACTGATCCTAAAAGCAAATTAGTTTTAAGAAAAGATGACACACAAGACAAAATGTTAAGAGTAACAAAATTTACTGACAAAAATACAATGCTTGGATCAATACTTTCAGACATAGCAGGTAGAATGCTTACAAAAAGTAATGAAGAAGATAGAGTGGCAAACTTTGCTTCACGTATTGCAGATGAGATATCAAAAGAGGGACAACCTTTCTTTAAACCAGATGCAGACTATCCAAAAAATAAAAAGATTGCTGTTATGTTAGCAAAAAGATATATCGACGATTACAACAAAATGAAAAAAGATCCTAACTATGCTGACGAAGTAAGAATGGATCCTGCAAAATATAATCCTAAAAAAGATCTAAAAGGCAAAGCAAAAGAAACAGAAACATCAACTTTTGAAAATTGGGCGGAGACGGTATCAAACGAATATGCAGAACCTAAGCATCAAGATAAAGAAATAGCAAAAAAAGATAAAGAAAATGCAACTGCAAAATTGGACGTTACAAAAGCAGACAAAATGATGAACACAACTGCATACAAAAGAATGCAGGCAGGAGATCCAAAGTATGCTGACAAAACTGATGAGAACCAATTAGAAGGTTTAACTTTTGAAGATATAAAACCTTATGTGTCAATGTACAGAGATGAAAAAGGTAAAATTGTAAATGATGTGCTAGACAAAGATGGTAAATCGGTGTTCAAAACACATAGCGGAAAAGAAGCAATGGCTTACCTATCAAAAAATTTCGATAAGTTAAGAGGACCAAAACCCACAGTAGGCGACTTCATGAAAAAAGAAAAAGAAGAAGCACAAGAATCTAATCCTGAACTAGACAGAATCACAACACTAGCAAACTACAAATAACACCAATAATTAATTGTATGAGAATCCATACAATCGGTTGCAGTTTTACCAATTGGATATACCCAACATGGTCAGACTTCATATCAATGCACTATGACTGCGAAGTAATTAATTTGGGTTATCCAGCACAGGGCAACGACATTATAAAAAAACATTTATACACAATAGATAATTCCGATCATGTGTTAATTAAATTTACAGGTTATGATCGTGTTCATGTTGGCATAGACAATAGCATAGATTATGACTCTAATCTCTACAAAAAAAATTTAAAAAGAGTAGAATATTTTAAAGCAGATAAATCTAGTTTTATCCAGTTAGATAAAAGAAATACAAAGACCACATTTTCAAATTTCCAACTTATATATAATATGCTTGAACAGATTTTTGATTGCCAGAACTATTTGGAAGCAAGGAATATTGATTTTACTTTTAGCACCTGGCAAAATTTATATAATGATTCAAAACACATATCTTTAACTGATCAAACTACTATAAGCGACAAGCAGTTTTTGGACAATCCTTTATATAAAAAAATTAATAGTAAAATTAAAAAAGAAAAATTTGTACAAGACCTTCATACAGGATTATGGGAACACTTGTTATCAAACAAACAATTGGTAAATGTGCAAAGTATAAATGAATTACATCCTAACTCTTTGTGTCATTTTGACTATTTTAAAACATATTTTAAACCAATACTAGATAAAAAATTAAAACCAAAAAGTAATTTAGAATCACTAGAATCTAAGGCTAAACAGTTTAGTGAATATTTTTCTAAATTAAAAAACACAGAATTATTCTTGCCTACAGAAGATGCCACACCCACAAGTCATTTGGAATACCCAAATAAAACTCAATTTAAAGAAGCAAAAGAACACTTTTTCAAAATATTTGCAGATTACCAATAATAGTAGTAGACTTTAGATAAATATATGTGTATATTAAGCATATGCTTAATTACAACTTAGGCACAAACATAGGCAAAATAGGAGGCTTACATTATGGCTACATTGGCTGAAATAAGAGCGAAGTTAAAATCTCAAGAAGTGAATCGCTCCACTTCATCAACAGGCGGAGACAACGCCATTTATCCTCACTGGAATATAAACGAAGGCGCGGAAGCAGTCGTTAGATTCTTACCAGATAAGGATGAAACTAATACATTTTTCTGGACTGAAAGAAATATGATCAAACTACCTTTTGCAGGTATTAAAGGTCAGACAGATTCAAGACCAGTTACTGTACAAGTACCTTGTATGGAAATGTATGGCAAAACTTGTCCAGTACTAACAGAAGTTAGACCATGGTTCAAAGATAAAAGCATGGAAGATATGGGCAGAAAATATTGGAAAAAGAAAAGTTATATTTTCCAAGGGTTTGTTGTACAGAATCCATTAAATGAGGAAACAACACCTGAGAATCCAGTTAGAAGATTTATAATTGGTCCTCAGATCTTTAACATTATTAGATCGGCATTACTCGATCCAGAGATGGAAGAACTGCCAACTGATTATGTAAAAGGTGTTGACTTTAGGATTAACAAAACAACTAAAGGCGGATATGCTGACTACTCAACATCAAAATGGTCAAGAAGAGAAAGACCACTTGATGAACAAGAAAGAGCGGCAATTGATAAGAATGGTTTACATAACTTATCAGACTTTAGACCTAAGGAGCCAACTGAAGCAGAAGTAAAAATAATTAAAGAATTATTTGAAAAATCTGTTGAAGGTGAGGCTTATGATCTTGACAAGTATGGACAGTACTTTAGGCCAGCAGGCGTAAGTGCTAATTCAAAGGTATCAGTTCCAAAAGCAGATAGACCTGCTCCAGTGGAAAAAACTGCTAATCCGGTAAATGCTGAAGTAAAAACAGCGGAACCAGTTGCAGAAACTACTCCAGCGGCACAACCAAGTACGGACAGTGCCAAAAGAGCAGAGGATATTTTGAAATTGATTAGATCAAGACAAGCAAAATAAACCCCTTAATTACCATGGCCTTAATGGTTGACTGTTGAGGCCATGGTGTAATAAAATAGATATTATGACAAAAGTATTCGACGCAACAAAATTTAGAAAAAACATTACAAAATCAATCCAAGGTCTCGGAATAGGATTCAGTGATCCTACAGATTGGATAAGCACAGGAAATTATGCTTTAAACTATCTAGTGTCCGGAGATTTTAACAAAGGAATTCCACTCGGCAAGGTTACAGTCCTTGCTGGCGAATCTGGTGCGGGTAAATCTTACATCGCATCAGGTAACATTATTAAAAACGCACAGGACCAAGGTATATTCGTTATACTAATTGATTCTGAGAACGCACTTGACGAACAATGGTTACAAGCATTGAAAGTAGATACATCAGAAGGAAAACTTTTAAAATTAAGTCTATCAATGGTAGATGATGTAGCAAAAACTGTATCAGAGTTTATGAAAGGTTACAAAGAACAACACGCAGACAACAAGGAAGACGCACCTAAAGTATTATTTGTAATAGATAGTTTAGGTATGTTGCTTACACCAACAGATGTTGATCAGTTTGAAAAAGGTGAGATGAAAGGTGACCTGGGTAGAAAACCCAAGGCCTTAACAGCACTTGTAAGAAACTGTGTTAATATGTTCGGTAGTTGGAATGTAGGACTTGTAGCAACCAATCACACATACGCATCACAAGATATGTTTGATCCCGATGACAAAATATCGGGAGGACAAGGATTTATCTATGCGTCAAGTATTGTTGTTGCAATGAAGAAATTAAAGTTAAAGGAAGACGCAAAAGGAAACAAAATTACTGACGTTAGAGGTATAAGAGCGGCCTGCAAAGTAATGAAAACGAGATATGCAAAACCATTTGAGTCTGTGCAAGTAAAAATTCCGTACGATACAGGCATGGATCCATACAGTGGTTTAGTAGACTTGTTTGAAAAGAAAGGCCTATTAGTACAACAAGGAAATAGGTTAAAATACGTTGATTCGAAAGGGAAAGAACATTTAGATTTTAGAAAAGCCTGGACAGGTGATAAATTAACAATGATCATGAACGATTTTGATAAATTATCACAAACATCAGACGAAGATGCTGATGCTGAATCCAAGGACTAATGAATGATAGATATGACCCACGAAGACATCGAACGTATATGGAATTCGGTAGTACATTACTTTTCAGATAGGCAAAAACTTGACGCGGCAGTTGACTTTATTAAAAGTTTAGAAAACATAGGAGTAGACATAGATGAAATTAAAGCATCTGCAGATTATGACCCTAAACTTGAAGAAGCAATAGGTATAGTTTTTGACGATGACGAAGAGGATGAAGACTCCTATAACATATATGGCGATGAAGAATGAACTGGTACAACGAAGTAAGTAGAAACATAAACAAAATACCCGACTGTATAAAATACTTTGAACAAGAATATGACGAAGCAAAAAAAGAGTGTCGTATTTTTGGAAACCTAGAAAAGGCATCTGCAAGTATGCCGGGTGTTGTAGAACACAGATTTAATCAATTACAACAAATAGAAGCAATACTAGAATATCTAAATATTGAGTATAGAAGATTGAGAGCAAAGACTTTCAGAACATTTTTAGAAAATTACAACAAAGCATTATCAAGCAGAGACGCAGACAAATATGTAGACGGCGAACAAGACGTTGTCGATATGGCAAAAATTATAAATGATTTTGCCCTGCTTCGGAATCAATGGTTAGGCATCACCAAAGGACTCGATCAGAAACAATGGCAAATAACTAACATTGTTAAACTGAGAGTAGCGGGAATGGAAGATGCAACGATCAAATAGAATAATTCTTACAGACGTAGACGGAGTACTATTGGAATGGGAAAACCATTTCACTCAATGGATGTTGCAACGTTCTTACTATGAAAAAGAAGTTGGCGAAGGATATGTTGGAAAAAGAATATATCCCTACACACTATTGGACAATAAGCAAGACACCTACGAGATGTCAGAACGTTTTGGTTTAACTAAAACAGAAGTAAGAAAAGAAATTAGAGAATTTAATAAAAGTGCCTGGATGGGCACCCAACCTCCAATGCCGGACTCACAAAATTGGGTAAAATTACTTGCCGCAGAAGGTTGGACTTTTATTCCAATCACATCACAAACTTCGGACATACCAGCACAAATATTACGTAAAAAAAGATTAGGTGAATTATTTGGCGAACACATATTTAAAAATTATCACATATTAGACACAGGCATGGATAAAGATAACGTGTTAGCGGAGTTTCACAATACAGGTTTATATTGGGTGGAAGACAAACCTAAAAATGCACTTGTAGGCTTGAATTATGGACTTAAACCTCTTCTTATTGATCATGCATACAATCGTGATTTTAAACATCCAGACATACGAAGAGTAAATAATTGGAAAGAGATACACCAAATTATTGCAAGATGAAAATATACGTAGGACATGACAGCAGAGAAGATATTGCATATCAAGTATGCGAACACAGTATCAAACGTAGAGATCCTTCTGCAGAAGTTATTCCATTAAAGCAAAAACAAATGAGAGATCAAGGTCTTTACACCAGACCTGTAGATAAACTTGCTTCAACAGAATTTACTTTTACAAGATTTTTTGTTCCGTATCTAAACGACTTCAAAGGTTGGGCGGTATTTTGTGATTGTGATTTTTTATGGAAAATCCCTTCGCATGAACTTATAAAATATTGTGACAACTCCAAAGCAGTTGTTTGTGTGCAACACGATTACACACCAAAAGAAACTACAAAAATGGACGGACAAGTACAAACTGTTTACCCAAGAAAAAATTGGTCCAGCATGGTGCTTTGGAATTGTGAACATCCAAAAAATAAAATTTTGACTCCAGAATTATTAAACGAAGAATCTCCAAAATTTTTACATAGATTTAGTTGGCTTGAGGATAATGAGATTGGTTCTCTTCCTTTAGAGTACAATTGGTTGGTCGGTTGGTACGAAGAACCAAAAGACGGTACTCCTAAAATACTACATTACACAGAAGGTGGTCCATGGTTTGACGGATACCGTGATTGTGAATATGGCGACGATTGGAAAAAAGAACTTATCAATTTGTTTAGTTCATAATGAATTTCCCAAACATAAGAAGAAATCATTTTAATAAGGGCGAAGTTGATTATCTCTTTGCACCTACACCCGTAGATGTTCCAATATACGATAGACTATACGAACTGCAAAATAATTTACAGCACAAATATTGGCAAGATTTTATTGAACAGTACAAATTAAATTGCGAATTCAAAAACGATTTAAATGACGTTGATCACACTGACTCTTATATATTAATGTGGTTTTTCAAAGAGAGAACGGACAACGGCGGAAAAAATGAAATAGTTCTTAATGGTGCAATTGAAGTAAGTTATCTGCCTAACTATATTTTGGGTTTTGACAATTCTAAATACAAATTAAAAATAAAAGAAAGATCTGTTCACTATCCTAGACGTCCTTTTTTACAAATATATCTTAAAGAAGACCTAAAGTCAACAATGTTTCCATGGTAGTTCCATTAGAAAATTCTTCAGGCGTAAACTGTTGATAGGCTAAACTATACAACCATGGTTCTGGATCTGCATAGACAGGTGTTTCTATATCTGCTAAATGAAGATTGCCAATGTCTGAAGCAAAACTTTTCTCATGACAGTACACAGGTTTGCCCATACATACTGCTTCAATGGCACTAATACTACAACTTGTTACACAGGCCCATGCGTCTTTTAAATCCTCGCTTAAAGGTACTTTTGCTTCACTCGGTCCTGACGTTCCTCTCCCTCTAGGTTTTTCTCTAACTTTTATAGGCCTGTCAGTATATCGTTTGAGTTGTTCTACTGTGTCACTTGTCCAATCCGGTGTGCCAAGGTAAGCATGAATGCCTGGCGAACTAGGACAAACCAAAATATGTTTTCCGTTCAATGTTGGTGCTTTTATTTTAATATTAAACTTATCAAATCTATCTGATTTACAGTCTTCAAAAAAACTTGCGTGTATTTTATTTTTACAAATTCGCCAGTAATGATTATCGGGTTTTAAATTATTATTGTCAAATCTTCCAAAATATGGAGTATCTGTGAACCAATATTGTTGTTGTCGTGCTTCTAATTTTTTAATTAATTCTAAATTATTATTTACAAAACCCCAAAACATTGAATTAGATAAAGGTTCGGTTGCTGTACTATTATCATTGATAACAACTTGTCCGGGCCACGAGTTTTTAACTCCATTAAAAACTTCCCAGGCCTTACTTTTAGGATTACTCGATGGTGCGTAAATTGTTAGCATCTATAAATTCCTTTAGAGAGTTTGCCCATTTTTCATGTCCTTCTTTGGACGGATGTGGATCATCTGGACTGACTATATAATTGTTTTGTTGTATAAATTCAAAATGACTTGTTGATGGAGCAAAAAATCTTTTCATATCTATTGCTTCTTTAAAAACATCAAAATCTAATATTGTATCATCAACACTATTGGGAAGAGCATTATACATTACGTATGGAATTTTTTTAATTTTAAAATAATTCTGTAAATTAAAAACATTATCTAAAAAATCAGCAATAAGATTTTTTTCAACGTCCCACCCTTTAAAACCTGTAAGCCATCTTAATTCGTTTGAAGTTTTCCATGTTCGCCAAGTTAAATCAGTCCTGTCAATACGTCCTGCTTTCCACCCATCGTTGGTAATATAATCATTTCGTATTTGACTAGACCATCCTATAACAGCAAAAACATCTTTTGGTTTTTCTAACTCAAACCACCACTTTGTTGTAAAACTTATTCTTTTGTTGCCCCGGCCTCCCATGGCTAAATTTACTAGTTCACTGTTATAATTTTGTGCTAACTCCTTACTAACAAAAGTATCAACACCGTCTTTTGGACGAGGGGTAAGAAAACTACAACCATTTGAAAACATCGTTGACATAATATAGTATAATTATTACAAATGGAGGCTGTTAAAAATATTACTGACTTAAGATATTTCATCGACAGAGGTGAAATAATTGATCCCGAGTATGACTATAAAGTGTCTTGGCATCAGGATATTAAACAAAATGAGTGGACAAGTTTACCAACATTTATGTTTTCATCTACTAATTGTAGGGTAAACAGTTTACCTCTTTTGATCACTGAACAAAATCATTTAATAACAGAACACGTGTGGCCTTTAATACACAAATACAAAAATAAACCAGAAAAAGTACACACTGTTTTTACAGAGTGGCAAGATGCTATGAGTGTAAGCATTCCAGAAATTTCTGAACAATTTAATGAGAATGGAAAATATGTATGGTTACCTATAGACGAATATAGTGCAGAGAATCCATGGCATATTTGGATAGATGTTGTTTCAAAAATAAGATTAATTGAAAAATATTTTCCAAATTTTTTAATAGAACATTTTGTTTTTGTATTAGCAAATCCAAGTTCTTACTTCGATAAAATTGCAAAAGTATTTTTCCCAAAAATAAGATATTTGACTATGCCAAAAAATACAACTTGGAAGTTCAAGCATTTAATAGTTCCTTCAATGAGCAATCACAAAGACGGAATAATTACACCACGTTTGCCTGAATGGATACAGCGACTTGCCAACAGGAGTGTGAGAAAAGTATCAATACCTAATAAAAAAATTATAGTTACAAGGCAAAGCGGAAATAGAAGTATTACGAATCAAGAACAATTGATATTGGCACTGAAAGGTTGGGAAACTGTAAGTTTAGAAAGTATGGATATAAAACAACAAGTAGAGTGCTTTTCTAATGCTTCACACATATTATCACCACACGGTGCAGGATTAATTAACTTATTATGGTGCCAACCAAAAACAAAAGTAATCGAAATACAACATAGGGCATTTCTAGAAAAAAAAGTCTATCCTATACTATCTCACCATTTAAGACTAGATCATGAGGTGTTTGTTGCTGAAACAGAAAAAGTAGAAGGTCCAAAACCGAAAAATAAAAAAATGAAAGACATGGTCAATTTTCGTTTAAATATTAACGAACTTATTTCAAAGTATAATCTATGATATCAATTTTAAAAAATTTTAGCACAGTTATTACAGATCCTTATCCGCATTTTGTAATAGAAAATGCTCTACCCGAGGATCTTTATAATCAACTAGATAAAGAGTGGCCAGAGAAACAACTGTTAGACACACAACCTTATGACAACGGAATATGTTACAGACTTAAAGCAGACGAAATGCTTAAACCTAATATGGTATCAGAAAGTTGGAAAGAGTTCTGTGAGTATCACACATCAGAAACTTTTTTTAATGAAGTGCGAGAAATATTTTCACCTTACATAGATAAACTAGAAGGTAAACTTGGTGCGAGAGGTTGGGCAGACAAAGATGCTACGGTGTGGACAGACTGCCAAACTGTAATGCATAAACCAATCACAACAACGAGTAGAACTGCACATATAGACAATCCAATGGAAATGTATGCAGGACTTCTTTATATGCGT